CGGCCAGCGTTCTCACCTTAAATCAACTCCGATCCACGCTTGTTTCCCGTCGGTCACGAGGTAGCGCGCCTCGCGCTCGCTTTCCCAGCCCAGGAAGTAGAGGTATCGCGTGTCCGTGGTCTTTCCCGAGCCGGTCCCGACCGTCCCGTAGACGCGCCGCTTAGCAAGCGGCCGTAGGCCCTCCGGCTCGATCCGCTCTCCCGCGGCGTAGTGGCCAAAGCGCAGGCCGCCGCGAGAGAGCGAGCCGTCTCGCAGATCGACCTGGAGCCAGTCGCCGACACGCCCGAGCGAGATGGACCGGACCCGGTCGGTCGAGATGCCCCGCTCCTTGAGATAGGACAGCGGGAGCTTTTCGACCGTCCGCAGGACCGCCCCATCGTCCAGCTCGATCGTCCAGGAGGGCCGCAGCACCCCTACTCCTCGTCGTAGCGGATGGTCAGGTAGTAGTTGTCCTCGCCCGTCGGCGTGCCGGCGCCGATCTGGAGCTGCGTGTGGATGTAGTTGGTTTCTCCCGCGCTCGTGATCTCGGTCGGGCCCAAGCTGAGCGCGCTCCCCTCAGCGCTGGGCATGGCGGACAGGACGGCGTCCGCTGCGGCCGGCGCTGAGTAGGTCGCGTCGATTTCCCCGATCAGCGAGACGTCGGTCGGCAGCGCGGCCCCGTCGCCGCCGGCGTTGTCGGACCGCCACACCTTCATGTTGGAAATCCTGTTAAACGTGCCCCCGAATTCGACCTTGTGAAACTTTTCGAAGGCGTTTGTCTCTCGCTGGATGGGGTTGTCGGCGATCACCAGGTTCGGCGCATCGACGCTGCCTGCGTTGATGTTGGAAATGCCGGCAGTCTTGGTCTCGCCCGCGCCGTTGTATTCGTTCCACGCCACTGTCGCGGCCATATGTCCCTCCTATACGCTCTGATGCGCGCATTGTAGGACGATAAAGCCGATGGAAACAGAGAAAACGTGGCTAAACTTAAATTTTTAAGAACTTAACAGGCGAAGGCGGAAGGTGGTTGCAGGTCTTATACAGACGCTATTCCTTCCACAAGATCAGGCCTCGACACCGAATCGCTCCAGCAGCGCCAGCGCGCGCCGGCTGTGCACGCCTCCCCACTGGCAGCGGGACAGGCGCGCTTGCATCCACGCCAGGCACCCGCGGAAGTCTGCCTCGGCCGGCTGCTCCCTCAAATACGACAGCTCGTGGGGGCGGCCGTCGTCGTCGAGCAGGGGCAGGTCCGGCCGAGACGGGTGGGGCTGCAGCAGCAGCGCGTCGCCCGTCTCGCTGTACTCGATGTGCGCCACGTCCTCCAAGGCGTTCATCGCCTTGTCGAACATGCGCAGCTCCTCGACGCCCTGATTTGGCTGAGAATAGATCGCCTGAACGATCAGGCGCAGGTCGACGTTGTCTTTGAGCGCGACTTTCACACTTCCTCCTGGTACTCCTCGACCAGGTCGAGGCCTAGTTCGTCGTTCACTGCCTTGATCAAGCGCTCCATGCGCACTCGCAGGACGCGCCCAGTGAATGTGTTGCGGCTGTAGAAGTGCCATTCCCCTTCGTCATCGTGTGGTGATATTTTAGTCAGGTTGCCACTTTCATCGGCGGCCCACACTTCGCCTACGGAGGCGAAGAGGTTTGCGAACCCGGATGTTGGACTCGGCGTCGCAGTATTTTTCATCGTGAGCGCTGTATCCATTCGCACCTGCCCGGATTCTACGCCCATGATGAAGCTCCCGCTGACGGAAAAAGCTAGATTCCCGAATCCGGTACGGTACATGCCTGTGCCTCCGTTCCCTGCGAACGCGTAAGCAGCGTTCGCTGCTGTGCCATTGAAGACACCTGACATCCTCTCTATGTCTGCGTTTGCGCCACTCGCAGCAGCGCCTAGGTTGGACCTGGCGGCCGCGGCCGACGTCGCGCCCGTCCCGCCGTTGCCCACGGCGAGGGCCGTCCCCGACCAGTTGGCATCATCGACCGAATTCAACGACGCCAGAGAACCGAAGCCCGCCTCGCTTTTCGTCTGATTTTGCCATTTCCCTGTCCCGCTGTCATAGGCGAGCAGATCGTTGTTCGCCAGGCCCGAGATGGTCGTGTCGTCCAGCCCCGAGACCGTGGTCGCGCCCCCGCCCCCCGTGATTGCCCCCCACGAGGTCGTGTAGACGTTCAACTCGTTGGTGGACGTGTTGTATACCAGCATCCCCTTTTGAGGGGAGCCAAGCGCGTCTCGCTGGCCTGTGGTGAGGTTGTTGAGGCGGATGCCGGCGTGGCCCGTGCCCGAGAACTGCAGCAGCCCCGTCATCGTGCCCCCGGCCAGCGCCAGGGCGCTCACCTGCGAGGCCGTGACCGCGTGCGGGTTGGACGCGTTTGCCTCGTGCGAGGCGAGGTCGTCGGTCACGCTGTCGATGCCAGCGTCCATGGTGTTCAGATTCGAGGCGTCCACCGGCGTTGCCGTCGAGGGCGCGCTTTCCCAATTGACCCGAGTATATGTCATCATCGCCCCCTTACGGTGCCTCGCTGAGCGTGTCCGTGCGCTCGACCTGGATCGACTCGCTGTTGGTTTTGAGTTTGCTGTAGAGCACTCGTGCGATGAGCGTCCCCGAATCCTTCGTCGCGCTCGCGCCCGCGCCTGCAAAGAAGCCCAGCTCCTCGATCTGGACGTTTGCCTCGGTCGCCTGCAGGATCGTGGTCGTGACCATCTCTCCCGTGGAGCCGGCTTCCTGCTTGGTCACCTGCTTCCGTCCCAGCTCGTTCCCGAGCGTCGTGTCTCCAGCCGCCGGCGCGCTCGCATCGTCGCCCCACGCCATATACTTGAGCTCGGCATCGAAGGCGGCGGACTCCAGCGCCGACACCAGATGGACCAGGCCAGCGTCCGTGATCTTGTTGTGGAGCGCCTCCAGGGCCGTCACCTCGCCTGTGCGCTCGTCCACCACGATCACGCGCACGTTATGGCCCCACCCCCACTCGGCCCGAGGCCTGAGCCCGAGGAAGCACAGGACCAGCTCGAGGAACGCCAGCAGGTATCTCAGCATGGGAACTCCGATCCGCTCGGGAACAGACTAGAGCTTGGGAACGCACAGATCGCAGTCGTGATGTTCATGGTCTCATCCCAGGACCATGATTCCCCGATCGGCTGCGCGCCGATCAAGATGCTCGTCTCGTCGATGTTCACCTGCTCAATGAACTGTGGCGCCTCGCCCAGCTCAGCGAAGAGCCGCGTCCAGGACAGCTTCTCGGGGCCGGACGTGGCGGTCACCCGATACCATGTCACCGCCCCGTCGCGCTCCAGATCGACCGACTCGATCAGCATTTCGACCTCGTCGATCCCGTGGCCTGGGAAATCGACTGTCAGGATCTGTCCGGGCTCGAGGCCTGCCGCCTCGAGCACGAATTCGACACGATCGCCGATCGTGGCGAACTTTTCGAGCAGAGCAGTGGCGCTCTGGATCGCCGCGCTCTGGTCGGAGCGAGTGAAGTTTTCAAACACGTTCTCGACCTTGCCCGACCCGCCCCCCTCGATGCTCTGGCGCTCCGCGATCGCCACGGTATCCTCGTTGATCAGCACAGCGTCGAAGCTGCCCTGATACGTGATCGCCAGCGTGTCGGTGCCCGTAATCGGGATGTCGCCGAGATTTTGGGTCACGACGTTGTCCCCTTTGGACCAGAACCAGTCTTGCGTCGATTCCACTCCCTTGATCCCGACTGTCTGCGGGTTTCCGTTGACCGTGATGGTGGGCTCTTTTGCGATCGGAAACCCGACCGGGAAAGACTGCGTCTCCCCGTCGCCCACATAGGACTCGGTTTGAGGGTCCGTGAGCTCGCGGATATTCTTGATGAACTGTTTGTTGCGATACTTGGGCGCCTCGGAAAACACACGGATGCTGTTTCCCCGCACGTCTCCCTCGTCGACCGAGAACGGCGCGGCGACCTTGGTCCGCGCTCCGAAGGTGAGGCGCTTGTTGTGGTCGATGCGCCACCAGAAATTCGACTCGTCGGCCAGCTTGTCGAGCGCTTTGGCCGCCGTGATGTAGTTGAAAACCGCCTCGTTTACCGTGGGCCCGTCGTCGATGAGGTCCGACCGCACCGAGACCGTCAGGTCGTGGACCTGCGGCGTGACCCCGGTGTCGTCGCTGGTGAGCGTGACCCGCACCAGCACGCTCATCCCCGCCACGTCCTGATCGGCCGACAGCCCCGGGATGGCCCCGCCGTTGGTCTGAGCCGACCACGAGCTGCCGCCGTCGGTGGACACCTCGACCGTGACCGTCTTGCCGTTCAGCGTCTCCGACCAGGACACCGTCCCGCTCGAGTACGTGTCGACCGGCGTCAGGCTGATGGCCGGGCTGGTCCAGGTGCCCGCGAGCGTGGGCAGGTCGAGCTCGAGGTCGCCGGCGCCCGTGGCGACCGTGTCGACCAGCGTCCCCCCGTTCCAGTCCCCTTCGGTCGTGGTCTCGTCGTCGAGGTGCCGCCCGACGATGCCCTCCTCGCCGAGGTACAGGCGCACGATCTCGCTCACGATGTCGCCTGCCAGCGTGTCCTGAAGCACCCGCGCGACGATGCGCTTGTCCGCGAAGTAGTGGTTGTCCGCGCAGCGGATCTTGTGTAGGAAACCCGCCTCTGGCCAGGCGCGCTGCCGGCGCGCCGTGTCGATCACGCCGGCGAATTCTCGCTCGCTGGAGTCGTCCAGGATCACGACCGGCTGCCCCTTTTGGAACGTCTCCTCTCCCGTCTCGTCGATGACCACGAAGCGGGCCGTCGACCGCTCGAAAAGCGCGTCCTGCACGATGAGCGTGCGATCCTGTATGAACTGAGACGTGCCGGCGATCTGAACTTCGGTCATGCGCGTACCCCCGTCCTCAGGCGGATCGAGTCAGTCAGAGGCACGCCCAGCACCTCGGCCAGGCGTTCTCCGTCTACCTCAAGCACCACGTTGGCCATCCCGAATCCGGCGGCGGCAGCCCCCATGGCGTTCGCCCTACTGAGAGGGATCACAGCCTCCGGCCCTGCTTCGCCGATCATCGCGAACGTGGGCTGCGTCACGATGCCACCGGCAGCGAATGGGATGGCTCTCACGCCCGCTTTGAGCGTTTCGAACAGAGCCAGCGTGCCGCCGACGACTGCAGTGATCTGCCCTATGGCTGCCAGGGAGGCGCCGAGTGTGATAGGGGCTTGGGCCCATGCGGTAGCGATGCCCGCTGCGGCCGCAGCAGAAACCTGGATCTCGAGCGTCGTCAGGAATCCGAGTAAGAAATCCTTAATGCTGGCCCCGGCATCTGTGATTTTCGCTTGCCCCGCGGCCAGCTCGTCGAAGAATCGCACCATCCCCGCGATGGTCTGAGTGAAGAACTGTTCGACAGTACCGAACGCGCCAGTCAATGTTTCACCGACGCTGACACCGAATACGTTGATTCTGTCTAAAGCGTCAGACACACGCATGCTGACCGTCTTGGTAGACTGCGCGAGCTCGCGGTTGCCCAGGAGGATGCTTGCGACGTCCTTCTCTTGTTGCTTGCTCGCTTCCCGGCTCGCGTTCTGCAACACGTCGTACTCGTCGACTGCGACCTCGCCCAACTTTCGGTACTCGTCGACCATGTCGCCGATGCTGGTCTCTACCTGGACGCCCACGCCCTCGACGGCTTCCTCTGTACGCCCGCCTGCCAGCTCCGAGATGCTGGCCAGGCCAAGGATCTCGCGGTTGATGTCCTCAGCCGATCGCCCGATGGCCTCTGCCGTGCGCTCAATGGCGCCGCCGGCGCGCTGCTCGACCTCCTCGACCTTCGCGGCCATCGAATCGAGCGACGGGTTGATCGTCTCCTCGACCTCGAAGAACACGCCCTCCCCGAACTGGCTGATCCGCTCGCCCAGCTTGTCGGCCGACGCGCCAGCGGCGTTGAAGTCGAGCCTCATGGCGGCGATGGCGGTCTCGGCGGCCGCGGCCGCGATCGACGCCGCCTGACCCAAGAGCTTCACGGCCGGCACGATGACCGTGTTGATCACACCGGAGATAACGGGCGCCAGCGCGACGAATACATCACGCATCCCCGTCCAAACTGCTATGAGTGATGGGAAGATGTTCTCGGTCGCGAAAGCCACGGCCTGACTGATCCCGTCCATGGCCTTTTGCACCGCGGCCTGGATGGCCGGCATGTTCTCACGCGCCGCCTGTATCAGGCCCTGGATCGCGCCCACCACGCGCTCGCCGATTGCGTCGGCCACGGGGTCGATCACCTGACGCCTGAGCAGGGTCCACGCCTCCCCGATCTGCTGGTCGAACGCCTTCGACGCCTTGCCGACGGCGTTCTCGGATTCGCCCATGGCACGCACCAGGTCGCCCACGGCGTCCTCGCCCCCGCGCAGGCCCCGCACCATCTCGACGCCGGCGCGCTCCCCGAGCAGGTCAACCGCGGCGTCCATTTCCTCAGCCGTGTCGATGCCTCGTGACAGCCTGCGCAGCAGTTGGTCCCATGCGGCTTCGGCCCCGCCGATGGGTTTCCCAGTCTCGTCGACTGCCACGCCGAGGCGTTCCATGGCTTTTGCCTGGTTGTCCGTGGGGTCGACCGATCGCTGGATGATGTTGCGCAGCCCACGCTGGACGTTCGTCGCGGACACGCCCCGCTCCTCGAAAGAGGCGATGAGGGCGATGCCTTCCTCGAGCGGGATATTGAGGGCCTTGAATTGCTCCGAGCTGTCGTTGATCGACCTTTGCAGCTTTCCGGCCTCGACACCTGTCTCCTGTTGTGCGACCAGCAGGGCGTCCATGAGCCGGCCCGAGTCGGCCAGCGTCAGGCCGAACACCTTCAAGGTGGCGTCGACGTCGGCAATGGCCACCTGGACGTCCTGGTCGGTGACCTTGGCATAGTCGAGGAACGATTGCGTAATGCGCTGGGTCTCCTGCCCGAGGTCACCGAACCGCTGCCGGACGAACGTGAGCGCGTTGCCCAGCGTCTCGACGCTGTCCGTGTTCTGGCGGTACAGCGCCTGGAGATCCGTGCTGAACCGCTCGACCTCCTCGCCGGCGGCTCCCGTGTCGGCCTGGAAGCGTCTGGTCGCGTCCTGGACCTGAGCGATGCGCTTGGTCCCGTCGATCGCCAGGGCGGTGAAACCGGCCACCACGGCCCCGATGCCCCCGAGCACGCCCACCTTTAGCGCGGTGCCCACACGGCCGAAGGCTTTGGACATGCCGGTCGAGGACTTGTCGGCCGTCTTCTCGACAGCGCGAATGTCCTTGATCGCGTCGGCTCGGTTGATCGCGACGTTCCCGAGTAACGTAAAGATTTCAAGCGCCATGGCGCTCCTCGTTAGCCATTTCCAGGATGCGCTCGGCCCTGGCGATGGCCTCCTCGGCCGTGAGCGCGTCGCCGCCCTCGACCGGGGCCGGCTCAGGTCGCTTGCGACCGAGCCCGAAGGTGTCCAGCCACTGCGCGAAAGCCATCTTTCCCTTTCGGTCGTTCGTCGGCGTCAGGAGGTACCGCTGCCACCCCACAAAGGACAGCTCCCTCAGACGCTGCTCGTGTTCGTCCTGCCTGGCCTCCCCGATCGTCTCGACGATCTGGACGAATCGGGCGTAGGGCAAGGCTAGGATCTGCTCGTCGCTCCAGCCGTAGCGCTGCTGGATTCGGTCGAAGGCTTTGGCGAGGGCTTTGTCTGGTCCTTCGCCAGTTGCGTGGCCGCGATCCGCTTGAACTTGTCGAAAAAACTATCGACGTCCTCAGAGTTGGCCAACACCTCGATGATCTCCGGTAAGACCGTGGCCGGCTGCTTGGAGAGCTCGCCGGCCTCCATCCCCACCAGCGACGCCAGGAACTCGGTCACAGCCTCCTCGCTGTCCGGCAACTCCATAAAGATGAAGTAGCCCAACTGCTCGGGGCCGAGGTTGAGCCCGCCGGCCTCCTGGCTCACGCGCCGGATCGGGTCGGCCAGCAAGCGCACCAGCCAAAAGATGTCGTGGACGGTGAGCCGGCGCACTTTGCGATCGACAGGGACACCGTTCTCGATCACCTCGACCGTGCCGACGTGCGTGTTCGCGATCGTGTCGCCCATTACGACCTCGGCCACTGGATCTCGAACGGGACCGTCGTAAGCGCGCTCGGGTCCGCGTGGCCGGCGAACTGGATCTCGCTCACGACCTCGTCGTTGGGGGCCATGGCCAGGGACAGCGCGTTGACCACGATCGCGTTTGACACTTTCACGATCACGGGGTTGGTCGTCCCGCTCACCTCGCCCACCAGGGCCACGTTTTCGAAATAGTCGGCCAGCTCGATGTCGCCGGCCGTGATGGTGTCGTGCGTGGCCGCGTCGCCGGTCTCGTAGCTGTAGGACGCCGTGAGCCGGTCGCCCGTCGACGGCGTCGAGAGCATGGTCACCACGCCGGTCGAGTAGACGATCGTGTAGTCGGTCCCCTTCGTCTGCAGCACCGGCCCCGAGCCCGTGTCGAGATAGACCTTCTCACTGTCCTCGACGACGTCCGTGTTCTCCATCGAGAAATCGGTCTCGGCGTCGTCCCCGTCCCCGATCCACTCGGCGTCGACGCTCTGAGTCACCGGCGTCGACGTCTCGTTACCACCGGCGATGGCGTCGATGAGGTTCTGCTTGGTCATCTCGAGCAACTGGACCGTCAGGATCGGGTCATACCGCTCGATGCGACGGAAGCCCCTGACCGGGCTTTTCGCGCCGTCGACCGGGATTTCCCGGATGCTCGCGCCGGTCTCGAACGTGGACCCGCCCCGCGTCGCGCCGAGCAGCCGCTGGCCGCCCAGCCCATAGTCGAGGTACGCCGCCCCCTGGTCGATGATGAGCCGATCGGGGGTGTTGGAAGTCACGCCATGTCGTGCAGTCATGTCGATCACGCTCCTAGAAGTTCGATGTCTCGTTTCGTGTCATACCGCACGTCGAAGGCCATGGTGTAATGCTTCACGTGCGGGTCATCTTCGGGGACGAACCCCCGCTCGCTCAGGGACGGGCGCGCGCGCACGACGTCGGGGCCCGTGCCGGCCTCGATGCGCGCGTTCTTGAGCAGGGCCACCAGGCGCTCTTTGATTTTTGCGATGCGGCTGGCGTTGGGGTGGTCGTCGAACACGTCGAAGGTGAGCTCCATCGTCTCAATCACGAGGTCGTTCTGGACGTCCGTGTCGATGTGGTACACGATGTAGGGGAACTCGGCGTCGACCTCGGCCACGTCGAGGTACACCCGATCCGAGACCACGCCCGACAGCGCGGCGTCTGCGGTCAACAGGGACCACAGTTTGGCGATCAGGGCGTCCTCCGACGTACCCATCAGAACCACCTCCGCGCGAATATCCTCTCGACCTCTGACTTCGCCTGGCGGAAGCTGGGCTTGAGCCACGGACGCGGCGCCGTCGTGCGCGTGCCGCGCTCCAGCATGGCGCCGTAACGAAGCGGCGTGCCGACCTGCGCTTTGATCTGTTTCTTGCTCTTCGTGATCTTGAAACGCACCGAGGAGCGCAGCTGCCCCAAGCGCACCGCCGGCGGCTCGCCCGGCGCAGAGGCGGTGTAGGTCCGCCTCGTGCCAGGCACGCGGTAGCGCCGCCCCGAGCGCGAACCCGACAGCGTCTTGACGGCCTCGTTGCGGACGGCGTTTGCGGCCTCCTTGATCCGCTCGTCGGCCACGGCGTCGAAGGCCTTCAGCACGGCGCCCACGTTGCTTCGGAAGCTCATGTTTCCCTCACCAGTACAGTCTCATCGTCCACGACGCGCCGGCTCGGTTCGACCGGCTCAAGCGTCTTGTCCTTCCACTGGAAGCGGTGCGAGCGCAGCGACAGCGCCGGCGGATCTCGGAACCGGATCTCGTGGCTCACCTCGCCGTGAATCGCCTGATACGTCTCACGGGCCCTCACGGACAGGGGCTTGACGGCAGCCCAGCGCCGGTCGACCTCGGTCCACTCGACGGACTCGCCAGTGGCCTCACGGACTGAGACCTTCTTCTCGATGATGATTCGATTCCGCATCCTGCCCGGATTCATCTCATAACCCCGCGAACTTGCGAAAGGGCCGCAGCTCGTCGAACTCCTGCAGCCCGTAGGCGTCCGACCCGATCCCGTCCTCGCTGGACCGGCTCAGGCCCTCGACCCGTCGCTCGTACTGGCGCGCCACGCGCTTGTAGATCCACGTTTTCACCGGGTCCGGGATCGGGAGCGTGGCCATGTACGTGATCGTCACGAACACGCCCTCCTCCGGCGCCGTGGTGAACGTGATCGCGCCGGTCGTGTTGTCCATGGTGTAGTCGGTGTCCCTCGTCTGGCTTACGCCGTCGAGCTTCACGGTCTCGGTCTTGGCAAAGACGGGCTTATGGCGCGTCGTGAACGACGTCTCGCTCCCGTCGCCGATGCCGAGGCGTTCGGTCGTGGTCTCGAAGTCGTTGTTCAGATAGCGGTCGGCCTCCCTGACCGCCTCCTGGACCAGTTGGTCGATCAACAGGTCGTCCGTCTCATCCTCGACGCGCACGAAGTCCTTGACCTCGTTTCGCAACCGGGACGGGACTTTGCCGTCGCTGGTCAAAAGGCGGTCCTGTACTGCTGTAGACACCGCTTACCCCTTCTTCTTGGTCGACTTCTTCTTGGTCGACTTCGTGGCAGCCGCCTTGTTCTCGGGGGCGCTTTGAACTTTGGCCCCGCTCAACTGCTCGGCCGTGCCTTCCTCGATCCACTTTTTCGCCAGCGAGTCTTTCACCTCGACCTCCTGATGGAGACCATAGACGTGCCCTTCACTGGCAACGCTCTTTCTCATTCGGACCTTCACACACTCACCCCCCTCGTGGGCGACGAGGGGGGACAAAGCCCCCCTCGCCTCGGGATGGTTAGATCTCGATGTAAACGACGTACAGGTCGAAGTGGAGCTCCGCGAAGTCGGCCGAGCCCGCCGTGTAGGTCACGGACTCGCCCCCGCTGGTCGTGTCCGGTTCGGGCACGAGCACGCCGGCCCCGTCCTCGTCGGCGTGTAGCAGCGTGCCGAGCGTCTGGCCGCCGCTGGCCAGCGAACCCCGGACGATTCCGAAGTTGGCCACGCTCACGCCGTCCAGGAAGCCGTCCGGGTCGTCCGACCCCGAGCCGTTGGTCCCCACGTCGAGCGTCTTGGTCCCGCCGGTGGCTTCTGCGGTCGTGACGTCGATGAACACGTCCAGGACGATGCACTTGGCTGGAAGATCCCAGCCGGTGTCGATTTCGGAGTCGTCGGCCGGCACGCTGGTCACGCTGATCTTCTTCATCTTCGCGGCCAGGCCCGGGAAAGTGGCGTGCGGCGACAGGTTGGACAGGTCCAGGATGCCTGCCGACTCGAACTGCAGCTTCCCGCCGACCTCGAACACGTCACCGTGAGTCGTGTCGTAGCGAGTGTTGTTTTCACCCATGTCAGCTCACCTCCTACGCCATGATCTTTAGAATCCGCATGGCGTCGGCGCGGATGATCCCGCCGCCCACGCGCCGCGTGAACTTCCACCCGACCAGGCCCGCCTCGCTGTAGAGCTCGCGAAGCACCTGGACACGGATGCCGCGGCGATCGACAAAGCGGTAACCGAGCCGGATGTCGCCGAACAGCATGACCTCGTTCCCGGCGCTAACGGTCCCGTCAAGGTCGTCCTGCACGACGAACCTGTGCCCGTCGAACGAGCTCGGGGCGCCTGCCTGGAGGCTCGGCTGCCAGAGGTACTGCCCGTCGACGCTGTCCTTCAGCTTTCGGATCGCCTGCTCAATACCCGAAGCCGCCAGGTAGACGCCGTTGCTGCGGAACTTCCGCGGCACGGCGTAGCGTAGGTCGATCACGTCGTCGGCGTCGAGCGCGCCCGAGCTGGCCGTCTCGACGCGGGTGATCGTCGACCCGTTGCGCAGGCCCTCTAGCTCCTTGGAGCCGTGGCCGGCGCCGGTGATGGACTTGGCCTCCTCGAGCTCGGCGAAGGCGATGGCCGCCTCCTCCTCGAGCACAGACCCCAGCTCGAAAGCCGCGTCCTCCAGTTCGTCCTCGCCAACCTTGGTCAGGGCGAACTGGTCCTCGACGTAGATCGTGTCCTCGGTCGGGGTGAGCGTGCTTTCGCCGTCGCCGATGTCGTCGCCGGTCTCCAGCTTGCCGAAGCTGGCCGTCAGGCCGGCCACGGTCGCCCGGCGCACGCGGTCGCGGTTGGTCGTGCGCTGGGAGGCGAACCCGCGCATGACGTTGATCTCGGGGACGCGGCGCTGCAGCGTCTCCTCGAAGTCCTCGGGCACCAGGATCTGACCGGTGGCGTCCTCGACCAGCGCCTTCTCATCCTTGCTGAGCCCGGACTTGTCGCCCATCGACGCGGCCACGAGGTATTTGGCGAACGCCTCGTGCTTCTTTTGCAGCTCGGCAGGGTCGCTCTTGCAGGTGCCGGCGGTCCCCGTCGGGGGCCGCTGCGACTTGGCGATGAACGCCTCCTGCTCCTTGCGCAGCTCGTCGATCTTCCCGTTTATCTTCTCCTCGAAGTCCTTGAACAGCGGGTCTTCCTCGCTCAGACCCCGCTTGTCCAGTTCGTCCAGCTTCGCCCGGTAGTCGTGGACCAGGGACTGGATCTCCTCGGTCAACTCCTCGGGGCTCATGGTTTTGGTCATGGTTACGCTCCTTGCTTCAGTTGTGCTCCGAAGTCCCGCAGGTTCTGGAGGACCGAGTGGTAGTCATCCGGCTCGCTCCCCTGTCGAGTGCTTGATCGCGGCTCGACCACACCCTTGAGCTCCTGGAGTTCTGATTTCAAAATCTCGAGTTCGTATTGGTTCGACCGAGACTCGTTCTCGAAATCACATCCATCCGACTCCGCAAGTTCCCTCAGCCTGGTCAGACTCGTTCCTAGCGCGCTCGCGAAGCCACGCAGGCGATTGAGAGGAGGGCAATTGATATCGGCATTGAGAATCGCGTTTACCGTGCCCGGGGTGATGCCGGCAGCTTGGGCCATGGCTTGCACCACGTCCGCGCGCGACGTCTCATCGTCCGTTTGGTCTTCGATGAGGTCGTTGAGCGCAGCAGCCAGGTTCTGTCCCTTTGCGCCCTTTGCCCCCTTGCCGCCACCGCAGCCACAGCCGGCGCCCTCAAGGGCTTTTTGCAGAGCGCGTGCACATCGCTGCAGCGTTTCTCTGTCCATGTCCTTCCCAGCACGCTCCAGCATCCCGGGCAGCGAGCGCACGTCGGTCAACAGGGCCTGGTCGTTGGCCGCGAAGTTTCGCGTGATGGGGCTGATTTCGAGCAGGCGCACCTCTTTGATGTGGTTGACCCCGTCTTCCATGCCCTCCTTCACGCGACGGAACCCGAACGAGAAGCGATCGATGTAGCCTCGGCGCATCCCGGAATGGACCTCGCGCCCCTTGGCGACATCCAGGTCCAGCTCGCCGCGCTTGATGAGCAGGCCCCGATCGTCCTCCTCGGCCTGCGCGATCCCGACCGGCTCGAAGGGGGAGTGGAACCACACCAGCGGGAAGCGACCGTCGTTCTCACGCAGCGTCTTGGAAAACGCGCCCTTGTCGACGATCTCTCCGTCGCTGTCGACGTTGCCAAACACCGAGGCATAGCCTTCGAACACGCCCTCCTCGTCGATCTGCTTCAGCTCGGATTTGATCCCCAGCTTGTATTCCATTAAGACCCTCCCTCTCTGGTCCGATAGCTTTCAACGCAGCGGCATTGAATCGTTTCGTCGAGCGGCCCGTCCGGATCACCGGGGAACATGAGGCCGTTGGTGTAGCGTTCGTCCAGCGACCGTTGCTCCCCGTCGACCCCGACGCCGGGCTGGTGCGTCACCCGCACTCGCTCGTCGCGCGAGCTGATCCACTCCTTGAGCTTGACCACACCGCTCTGCTTTGCGGCCTCCCGGCTGCCGGCGTTGCTGGCGCTGATGACCTCGCTCCTGGCGATGGCCGTCGCCCGGCGCGTGGTGAAGTCCCGATATGTTTCCCGCAGGCGCTGGGAAATCTTGGGGATGGTCTCGCTGTTTTCGATGCCGGCCCGGATCTGCTCCCTGAGCCGGCGTTTGGTCGTGTCCAGGATGCCCGTCACGCGGCTGGCCACCACGCGCGCGATGAACGCCCGCGTCGCGTCCACGGCCGGGTCGAACTCCTCCTGCTTGGCCCCGTGCCGGCCGGATGACCTGCCCTCGACGAGTTGCGCCAGCGTCTGCTCACCGAAAAACTCGACCACGGCCGTCCAGCTCGCCGTCATGGCGCTATTCCAGGCGCTGCTCTGCGCGTCGATGACGGTGTCGAGGTCGCGCTGGCCGGCGTCGAAGGCGCGCATGACGGCCTCCCGCTCGCCCCGGAACCGCTCCTCGACCACGCTGCGCACCTGGCCGGACCAGCCGATGCGCTGGCGATCGAACGCCTTCCAGTAGTGCGCCTTTTGCGACTCGCTGTTGAGGTTGATCGCCTTGAGCCCGGTCTGCGCCGGCGGCTCGATCGCCCGGGCGTTGCTCGCGTCGAGCTGGCCGCTGGGGAGGACCGTGGCCCCGATATACCCGGTGTCGCCCCCGGGCACGGGGTCGAAGCCCAGGCCGAGCTCGTCGATGGCCTGATTGAGCGGCATCCCCATGGTCCACAGGTTGCGCGCCTGCTCGACGCGTTCGAGGCGGGCTTCCTGGATCGCGTCGACCTCGGAGACATCGAAGTCGAAGACGACGTCGTCCCCGAAGCGCGGCGCGATCTGCATATTGAACGTGTCCCGCACGTCCTGGAGGTAGGGGATCACGGTATGCTTCCAGAGGGCGCGCGAGGCCTCGGAGAAGTTGTTGAAGATGGCGCGGTCCATGATGCCCACGATGACGCCGGGCACGCCGAAGGCGTTACAGATGTCCTCCCGCGTCATCTTTTGGGAGTCGATGAAGTCCATCTCCTGCGCGCTCAGACTGAACTGCTTCCAGTCGAAGTCGCCCTCCAGGATCAGAATTTCACGCGGCTTCTTGGCTTTGAGGTTGCTGCGCACCTCGGCGTATTGGTCGTCGTCGAGGTTGTGCTTGTACACCAGGGCCCCGTCTGGGATGAAGCGGCTTTGCAAGCTCGCCTTTTGGAAGTCGGTCGCCTCGTTGGAGATGTCCACCGTGCGGCCGGCGGCGCGCAGGGGCGGCAGCCCGTAGAAGTCCTCTCCCGGGTCGAAGAAGCGATGATGGACGATCGTCTCGGGGTCGAAGATCCGCTTGTGCGTGCCGATCTTGTACTCGTACCCCTCCACCGGCTCGTCTTTGCCGGGGATCACCCGCACGCGGTCTGGGCGCAACGGCCACACCTCGACCCTTTGGCCCGCCTGGACAAAGTACCAGTAGTCGTTGCCGGCCAGGTTGAGAAACGCGGTCATGTTCCCGACGAGCTGCTTGAAGCTCATGGTCGGGTTGGGCCGGCTCAGGAAATCCACGGCCGGGCCACTGTCCAGCGTCACGAGGCCCGAGGACGTCCGCCGCCTGGCGATCCAGGTCACCGAGTCCGCGGACTGGACCAGCCGGCGCACGCAGGCGTAGACGTAGATGTTGGCCTTGTAGCCCTCCTTGACCGCAGCGTCCGTGTCCCAATCGAAGAAACGGGGCCGGCCGGCCTCGGTGTCCCGTGCGACCCGCACCGCCCCGGACTGCTTGACGTCGGACAGCAGCCACTCGGCGAGGCGTCGTTTCAGTTTCACAGCCCCACGCTCCTGACCCGGGGTTTAACCCCGGCAGGCTGCAGCATGAGCTCTGTCACGGCCCACACCATCGCGTCGAGACGGTCGGGGCTGTCCTCGTAGGTGTCGGGGTCGTAGCTGCACAGCTGGTCCTCGAGCTGGTCGAAGCGGCCGACGTGGTGCACCTTACCTCGCTCGTAGAGGCTGGCCACGGGCTCGGCGCGCGTGCGCTTGCCCCGGCTGGCGCGCACGGCCCTGTAAGACACGTCCGGGTCGATGCTGCGCACGTTGGACTCGACCAGGTCGCCCCCGTTGTTAACCTCGGCCACCACCACGTCCAGCTCGCGGTCCCGGTAGGCGTTGACCACGCGCCCGCCCCACGCGCCCGGGCTCAGGACGGCGCTCAGGTCGTGCGTGATGTAGGCGTGCCCGTCGGCGCCGCGGCCGGCCACGATGACGCCGGTTTCGTTGCTGTGCTCGTTGGCTGAGACGGCCGGGTCGACCGCCACGAGCGCGCGCACCAGCTCCGGGGCCTCGCCCACGCGGTTGTCCTCGATGAGCCGGCGACTCCAGAGCGCGCCCGGGGCCTCGTCGAACAGCTCGGCTTCGATTTCCTGCCGGCCGAGCGTGGTCCCCTGCAGCGGCTCGATGACGGACGAAAAGTAGACGTCGGCCAGGTTGGCCCGGTTCTCCCAGCTCGACCCGCGCACGACGGCGGTCGAGGCGGCGCCAGCGATCTCTTTCAGCTTGCGGATGGGCTTGGGCGTGGTCGTGATGCAGATAGCCGGGTCGTCCAGGCGCTTCTCGCGCATCCCGAATATGAGGTTGTCCCATGTCGCCGTCGGGTACTGGTAGGCCGCGAACTCGTCGAGCCAAGCGGTGTCGCCCGAGAAGCCGCGCAGTTGCTCGGGGTTGGCGCCGCTGTAGATAGTGGCGTAAGCCCCGCTCGGCCAGGTGAGCCGGCGCTTGCTGGGCTCGTAGGTCGGCCGCTCCCATGGGGGCGTGCTCTTGAGCAGGCCGCCGGGCCCTTCGATCATGTCGTCCCGCGCGTCGCCCGGCGTCTTGCTGACCAGGGCGATCCAGCGGCGTTCGTCGCCGTTCATGGCGCGTCGGTGGACCCAACCCGCGCCGGAGCGAGTCTTGCCAAAGCCACGCCCAGCGAGCAGTAACCAGGTGAGCCACGCACCTTCGGGGGGGAGCTGGTTCACACGGGCCCAGAATGGCCAGTCGTAGAGCAGCGCCAGCGCCGCCTCGTCGGACAGCGACGCGAGCATGGCCCGCACCTTCTCGGGCGGGGCCTGCTTCAATCGCTCCAGCGCCGGCGAAAGCGTCGTGCTCATTCCTTCTCTCCCGTGACCCCGAGGTCGGCCAGGGCCTCCTCGAGCTCCTGGCGCGCGCCCTCGACGCGCACCGCGCCCGAGTGCTCGACCTTGTCGATGAACAGGCCCTGCGCTCTGCCGATGAGCTCCAGCGCGCGTTGCGGATCGTGCAACTGGACCCGCTCGCCCTTGTCCGTCACGCTCAGGGTCTTGATAAGGTGCGTCTTTCCGGCCTCCCGTGCCCGCTTCCAGTTCAGCGTCTTGTCGTCGTCAACCACGTCGCTCAGGTCGGCGCGGGCGTGCTGGGCGAGCCTCAGCAGCACCTCGTCGGCGCTCATGGTGAGCTGGCGGATGCGTTCATCGATGGCAGCCTTGACCTCAACATGCTTCAACAGCCGCTGCCCTTGCGAATAAGCGGTCTTCTCGCTGTAACCGGCCCGCTTAGCGGCCGCTGTCGCGTTCCAATCCTTCGGATACTCCTCGACGAACCTGAGCTGCTTGACGGCAAGGCCCCGACGTGTTGTGGAAGGTTTGCGCTTCTTACGCTTGCCCATGCGCGTTCACTCCTTCCACAAGATCGAAGCAGCAAGCCGGGGCTGCCCAGCCCCGGCCTACCGCCTCTCGTTCGCTCCAACACCCAAAGGAGGTTGGGGTTATTCGCTCTTGTTCTTCGCTTCCTGTGTCAAGCCGACCAGGTCGCTCAGCTCGCTCGTGCGCTTCTTCTCATCCAGGAGCTGCCCGAAGGCGTCTCCGATCCACTGCAGCATCCGGTTGTGGCGCTCGTTGGACTCGTCGCGCAGGAAACCGTTGTCAGACTGCAACTGCTCGGTGCTGGTGTGCGAGCGGGTGCGCTCGTGCTCGGCGTTATTGAGCTGGACGCGCAGGGATCGATTCTCGCTGCCCTTCATCACGGCGACCATCACGCCGAGCAGGATGGCGCCTAGCGCGACCAACCCGAAGACGAAATGCCACATGTCGATCGCCTGGAAGCCGAACGTCGTGGCGATCCCGCTGGCCTGCTGTGAGGTTTGGGCGGCCACCTCGGGGCCGAAAAACGCGGTCGCGGCCGCTCCGATGAGCGCACCGAGCCCGAGCGTCAACGTATCGGGTAACATCTACGAACCTCCTTGTGCGACGGTGATTTGGACGTTTGCTCTCGCTCTGGCACCCTCCCCGGCCGGCGTGCTGGCGGACACAGATACGGTGATCGTGACCGTGCCGGCCTGGTGCGCCGTCCCCTGGCAGCCAAGCCAGGTGTCGCGGCCGTGCGGTACCCCCCTGACCTCGCGCTGGCAGTCCATCCCCTGCAACCCCGGGGAGCTAAACGCCGTGTTGACGGCGTAGAGGCCGGTGAGAGCCCGCACGCGCGCGGACACGACGAACGACTGGCCGACAGCCGGCCTGGGCGTCGTGGTGTAGACGTAGAGGTCGCCCACGTCCCCGAGGCGCTGGATGGACAGGGCCGGCGGGTAGGTGGGCTCGTGAGGGTTAGGGATGGCCAGCGACCCGCAGCCGGCCACCCCGATCGCCGCAAACAACAGGAGGATCATGCAAAAGCGATTCATGCTTCGATTGTGAGCGAACATGGTGGGCGTGAGAAGGGTAAAACGGGGGGCAGACGGTCAGACGGTCGTCCGTCCCCTCGGTCTCGGGGGGACCATCTCGCGCAGGCGGGGCGGGAGCTCGTCGTCGAGGTCGGCGCTGTCCACCAGCAGGCCGAGCATGGCGCGGATCATGTCGTCCTGCGTGTGATGCCGGCCGGTGTGATTAGACCACGCCTGCTGTACGGCCTTGAACATCTCTTTGGTCTGCGGGCTGACGTGCACCGTGACGTCCATGCCCATCACTCACGCTCCTTGATGTTGAGCCGGTCGAGCACGTGGGGCGCCAGCAGGCCCTCCAGCTCGTTGGCCTTGATGACCGCCCGCATGGCCAGGATCAAAAACTCGTTGTACGTGATGCTCGAAACCCTCATCTGACGGTCCTCCATGGCCGCGATGACGTGCTTGAGCAGGGAGCGCGTCTCGACTGTGACGCTGATATGGGTTCCTTCGGCCATGCGTTCACCCCAAGCGCAGATACTCCCCGATCGACTCGGTCGCGGCTTCCCAGCCCCAGCACACGCAGACGGCGTACCCCTGGAGCGTCAGGGACTCCAGCCATCCCTCCTGGTCCGGCGTGGGCTTGTTGGGTCCCACCTTGAGCTCGATGAACAGCCCGTGATGCCCGCCCCGAGGGACCGGCAAGAACAGGTCTGGCACGCCCCGCTTGACGCCCTCGGCCTTGAGCTTGCCGGCGACGGCCGGGTGACGGGCGCCGCCGTTGGGGATCGCGAACAGTAGGTCAAGCTCGGGATGACGGCCCCGCTGGTGGTGCGCCCACTGGAACAGCGCCACCTGCTCGGCGTGCTCGCTGGTGCGGCTACGAGTGGCCACAGTTGCACTCCTCGCACAGCGCCGCGCAGCAGACGCCATGGGGGCCGTCGACGCGATCGACCTCGGCACCGCACTCCCGCACCGCCGGCCGGCCGCATTGTTCGCAGCACAGGTCGATGTGATCGAAACAGTAGTGCGTCCCGTTGACCGGGGACCGCCCGCAGTTGGTCGCCTCGCCGGCCGGGCGGAAGACGCAACCGGACGTCGTGAGAGCGAGGGCGGTCATGTGGTCGCGCCCCCTCTCCGCAGCGCCGCCATCATCTCGACGACGCTGGGCTGGTCCTGATGCTCGACCCACTCGCGTTCGGCCCGGCGTCGGTCACGATCCGTCTGCAGCAGCTCGAGCTCGGTCCTCGCCCAGCGCCGACACTCGCTCACCAGGTAGGCGCACCAGGCCCGGGCCGTGCGGCCCCACCTCGCCGGCAACGCCAGCCCGCCGTCGGGCAGCGACCAGAGCCACAGCAGCAGGCCCTCGGTCCATCGCCTGCCCAGCCGTCGGGCTTTGCGGATGAGGGCGCCGGTGACGTGCCGTTGGGTCGTTGAGCTCACCTGAGCGGGCAGCGCCCGCTCGACGCCCCGCCGGATGCTCAGGGCCTCGAAAGCCGTCCAGTCGCTCACCCGGTCCAGCTTGTCCAGAGCCAGCTCCCGCCAGCCCCGGGCGTCGCCGCTTTGCGGCGTGGGTCGTAACGACGTTGACTCTATATACGGGTGTGGGGTCACACTTCGTTTTTGAGTTTCCTTCGCGACGGCCGCGATCGCCTTCACCTTGTAGCTGTTGCCCCGCTCGTCGCCGCTCCTCCGACACGTCCGCAGCACCGAGCCCTCGCCCCCGAGCTGCTTGAGCTTGCGGATCACCTGACGCCGGCAGCAGCCGGCCACCTCGGCGATCTGGTCGTGCGTGGCCGTGACGTTCCCGTGCGCGTCGGCCCATCCCATGAGAGTTTGCAAGATTCTCTCCTTTGCGTGTTGCCCGTCACTTGCCTTGTGGGGGCGTCTCGGTGTATAATCCATGTGTCAGACGTCCTTTCTCGAGGAAGGAAACGGCTTGCCCCCGGGTTCACCCCCGGGGGCTCACACTTTCACGCTCTCGGTGGTCTCCCGGCCAGGCCGGCCTGCTTGAACTCCCATGCCCTCAGCTCCTCGTCGGTCATCTCGCACAGCAGCTCGAAGTCCCGCTCGATCGCCCATGCGCCCGTGACCGTGTCGCGAAACACGGCCTTCCCGTGCAGCTCGCCCTGGTGGTGGAAGCGTTGCTCGTGGTGTGGGGGCTCGGCCGGCTCGGGCGCGCGGATCGGGGTGTAATCGGTCGCCATCAAGCCTCCTTCGGAACGACTGCCGGCCCGCCCACGGGGGACGGGCCGGCAACCTTCGGTCGGTCGGGCAGGGGCGCATCGGCCCCGTTCCAACCCTTCGCACGTATGGAACACAGGGTCAGCTCATAGACACCAGCTCCTTCCCGTAAAGGGGGTGATGGGATGATGACGGGGGCCGGCGCGGGCGCTGGAACAGAGATGGAAAGGTTGGGATGCCTTAACACGCTTGGCTCGCCCGCGGCCGGCCGCTTCAAACCCCGCTGGCGCGGGGGTCGTTTGGGGGAGCCGGCGCGCGCGAGATGGGGGAAGCGCACGCCGGCCGCAGTGACGCCGCAGGCCAGGGAGTGCCTGCGGCGCTCAGGAATCAGATCCCCTGGCGCCGGCGTGCTCAAAGTGCGAGTTTGGGGCACGACCAGACGCCAGGGGGACGTCGCGACGACGGTGATAGAGATGCACGCCCCGAAGGGATCGGGGCCGTGTATCAATACCTTATCGTACCAAAATGTAGAATAGTAACTACCCTGCATCTTTATCACCAAGTCTCACCCTAGCACAGATTCCCGGCCGGGGCAAGTCATGGTGGTTACGCAGGTCAACGGACAACCGTCACCGCGTTCGGGACAGGTGTCCGTTGATGAAGGGAAGCAATCTTGTAGAATGGGGGCGCGGGCTTGGGGCACGACCATCACACCGTGCATCTTTATCACCAATGAAGAACCCAAGCCCGCGTCTTTATTTTACAATCGACAGTCTACACATAACCGAGCACTCACGTCAAGTATGAACGTCTCAGCTAAGAGATGCTACCGTATCCCGATTTATTCCAGCGTGCCAGTGGAAAGCAGGTGAAACCACGGTCGAAATCCGGTCCACCTGTCCGGCCGGCGCCGCCCGCGCGTCCTTCGGTCTTGCCGGCGACGTCGATAACATGTCCCCATGCAAACATTCTTCACGGTCTCAGAGATCGCTGGGCGGATCGGAGGCGGGGTGGACTACCGCCGCGCCAAATACCTTGTCAACGTCGCCAAACAGCAAGGGCTCATCCGGGGCGAGCGCGTCAACAACCGCCTGACCAGCTACAGCGAGGCCGAGGTCGACAACGTCCTGGCGCTGGCCGAGCTCGTCGACGACGGCCTCACGGTCAAGGACGCCGGCCAGGCCCTGCGCGCCCGTGTGGATCAGGCGAGCGCGCTGTTGTCGAGGTCGGCAACGACCGACGGCGGCCTGTCCATCCGGCCGGCGCCGGAAGCCCGCGGCGTGCGTTGGGCTCTGGTCCCGGTCGTTGTCGACACGCACCGCCACCCCGCGCTCTTGCGAACGGTCGTCCGATGGTGGGGCGTGCTGCTGGCCTTCCTGGTCCGCCTCGTCGGGCGCGCATAGGTCCAACGTAGCGCGGACAACCTTCACCGGCGTGCCGGCGCCGGCGCCCTCCTATCATCGAGTGAATGAAAGGAGGACGTGTGGATATTCTCAAAATCGTTCTCGCAGTCGGACTTGCCACGGTCGGCTTAGCGCTTTCGGTCATGCTCACCACGGTCATCACCGGGGACAACACCCGGCAGGCCTTCCGGGTGGACGCCTCGATCCCCCTCTCTGAGCAAGCGTACAACGCCTGCGCCCAGCTACTCGACCACGAGTACAGCGGCGCTCAGCCGGCGCCTCTCGACCGGATGACCTGGGGCCGCCAAGAGCAGCGCGACCCCTCAACCGACGTTCTGATGGGCCGGCCAGCCGGGTTCTACGGAGACGCCTACCTCATCGAAGGCCCAGCCACCATCGACGGGAGCAAGCGGTCGTTCAGTTGCACGGTCGCGCAGGCCTCGCGCGGGGTGTGGTTCATCCGCGCCTTCACAATCGGGCCGTCGGCGTAGCCCCCATCACTCGTCTTGTGGAAGGAAGTTGTTATGATGTAGCCGGTGATAAAGATGTCTTCCACAAGATCAATCTTCGACCGCATCAAGTTCCTCGCACGAGATGAGATGAGCGATAAGCAGCGCGTAGAGCTGCGCGACTTGCTCAATGACCTGCTGGACGAACCCGAGGATGACCTCGACGAGCAAGCCGATCGCGGCCGGCCGGCGCCCGAGGTGGCCGGCGGCGGGTCCGTCAGCTACAGCATCGAGTATCGCAAGTGCGGGAAGCCGGGGTGCAAGTGCGCCCGCGGCGAGCGCCACGGGCCCTATGGCTACGAGCACAGGTGGGTCGACGGGCGGAAGGTGTCGCGCTACTTGGGGAAGGTTGATGGGTGACGAATGTCCCCTCTCGTTCCCAAAAAACCTATTGACTTTTCTAGGTCAACGTGCTATAGTGTGAGTATCAGAGACACGAAAGGGGACCAAAATGAACAACTACAACCTGCTCACCGCGCGCTATGATGAGGACGGCGAAATCATCGTGCAGGATGGCGGCTTCATCGCCCTGCACGAGAATATGGATAGTCGGTACGACCAGGATGCGCTGGAACGCGCGGCAGCGG